TGCCATAATAGGAACACCACCACCATTAGCGAAACGACGTGGCTTTATTGGGCCGCCGTTATGTGCTACAGCAGTTGCGCCACCAATGCCACTAACTGTAGAATCTGTTACGCCACCTCCACCCCCTGTAGGAACCAGCCCACTAAATGCAGCACCCCATACACCAGACAACCCCCCTAATGCTTTTGCTAACATTAGCCTTGCTATAACATCGCTTAATATTTGTAATATAGATCTACCAAAATCTCTAAAATAATCTTCTAATGTTTTTAACTCTCCTGTCATTGCGTCGAAGAAAAACGTTTTCCATGCACCATGAGTGGCTGTGGCTAGTGATGTAGCTTGTTTTGTTACAAAACCTGTATGCTCTTTATACCAGTCTTGCCACCTTGTTGTCATATCATTGAGATGCATACCCCATACTTGTTGTACTCTATCAGCAACCCATTGTGTTATCTCAACTATATTTTCGTTGCCTTCTTGTGATGCACTTTTCCACTCTTTTATTAGCGATATTGTCTCTTTGTATTTTTCATTGTAGTCTACTACAGACTTCCTTCTTTCTATATTTATTTTAGTTTCATTAAAATATAAATCATTCAAATTTTGTGCGATAGCAGTTAACGTTTTATATTCTTTTGTTTCTTCTCCAGTCAATTTAGCAGCAGCTTCACTAATTACCAGTCCTCTCTTTTTCTCTTCATCAGCTTCAATTAATGCTTTTGTCCATTCTTCATACGATATTCTGCCATGATCTATTATCTTAATTTCTGCTTTAGTAAGATCCATACCTTTTAAGGTAATGTCAAGGCGTTTATTCATAATATTTAAGAACCAATTTTGCGCTTTTACTTCTTTCTCATATCTTTCTTTAGATAAATCCATTTGAGAGGATATTATTTTACTAACAGCGTTTTCTGCTTTTTCTCTTTCAGTATTTAATCTTAGATAGTCTGTTAATAAAACTATAGCTTTTACAAATACTGGCAAGAAGCCTGTATCTGTTTTCATTTTTTCACCAAGTTGCTCCATTAAATCGCCCCAAGCATTCCCAAATACCTTTAATGCTCCTACAGACGTAGTGCGCAGCCCTTCTGCCATACCCTTAAAGTTGCTATCTAATGCTTCTAATATCTTACTTAATTCTTTAGATTTCATTGTTTCTTCATCTATAACAACGCCATACCTAGACAGTACGCCCATGTTACCTGTTATAGCTTTTCCTACAGCAATAGAGATAGCTTGTATATCAGCTTCACCTTTGCCCATTTTCTGCATTGCAGCAGTCATATCTAGTATTCTTGGTATAACTCTTTTTATCTGTTCTCCTGTTAATTTGAACGTACCAAGCATTGTCATAGCTGATATAATCTGTTCATCACCAAATGTAGTAAGCCTCTGTAGTTCTCCGGCATATGTTATCAATTCTTGGGTGGCCCCTATATATCCAGCCGTAGTATTTTTAAGCGCTATTAAAAGCTTTCTTTCTTGCTTCTCTTGTTCTAATGCAGCTTTAATGGCAGGAACTATAACTCGTTTTATCCCTTGATAAGCAAAAGTGACAAGTAATAGTGTGTTTCTTAATTTACCTAATTGGAAGCGCAAACCTTCTGTAGTAAGTCGCATTCTTTTACTTTCTTTACTGTAGTGTGCACCTTGTTTTGCTGCTGTTTTAGAAGACTCTGCTACTCTACCCATTGTCTTATTTAGAGTTTCAATTTTCTTACTTAGTCTATCTACCTCAGCATTAGCAGCACCAGTTCGCGCTGTTATATTAATGTTCATTTTTTGTTCAGCCATTACTTATTTCCCCTATTTAATTCTTTTTCGATTATCTTAAATAAGTCTAACAACTTAGCAGGTTGAGTTAAGATAGTACCACCAAACGGAAGCCATCCTTGTTTATAATAGTGGTACATATCTAAATATTTATATGTCATTGGATTTATTAATCTTACAGGACAGAATTCGGACTCTTCTCCGTCGATGACATAAGGTTGTTTTGCTCCGCCTTCGCAACCTCTCCATTTCTTCTGCTCCTTTGTGCATTTACGGCAATCAAGGTTTAACTTAGAAACTTCAATCGCCACTCTTAGTTTTTTTCTTCTTCCTCTGAAACTTGATTTTCCTTCCAGATCTCATTTGCTAACTCTACAATTACGTTTCTCGGAATATACTTAATAGTTTCCTCTGACATAATCTCTAACTCTAATCCAGCGAATTTAAGCTTCTCTAGTTTGCATGGCACTTCTTTACCATTTAAAATAAAGTTCTTAAATCCTTTTAAACCGAACTGAACTATTTTGTTGTTTTGTTCAAGTAAAGGTACTTTAGGTACAAGACTACTTACTTTACCATCTACAAAACTAATGTCCATAAAGCTACTCTCTAGCTTTGTTTTTAAAATGGAATCGATTGCTCCTAGCAACCACACAGTTGGATCTTTCTTGTCCTGCGGTAAGATAAACTCTACTGTTTCTCCTAAAGCAATAGGGTTAATCATGGTAAACCTCCTTGGTTAATTATTTCAGTACAGTTCCGTACTGTTTATACCTGCCGGCCCTTAACTTATTTCTGAACCAAGATTGCAGATAATTCATTGCCCATAGTTCTCTTTTTTTAGACACGCCGAAAAATGGACGTTTTACTTTTGCTTTACTTGCTCCTGCTACATTATGATAGTATGCTTTATCATTAGATTCACTTGTAGCAAAATCAACTTGCCAAAAATTATGCGATACCTTATGTACTCTTACGTTTTTATACATATTTCTAAAACGCATTAAAGGCTTTGCCGGCGTCGCAACGTTCAATTTAGCTTTTGCATTGATAGTTTTCTTAGCTAACTTTTTCATATAAGGCCCTTTAGCTGTTCTGCTTTGGCGTAAGTTTCTTTGAATATCTCTTTGTACTGCCATAGCGATATTACTTAAAGGAGTATCAAGCTTTAGCTTATGGAAAAAAGTAAAATCAACATCACTCTCAATGTTAAAATCTAGTTCAACCATTCAATCTCCCTTATGCAGTTGTACTGGTTGTACTTGTTGTAGAAGTACTTGTAGTTGAAGTACTCGTAGTGCTAATAGATGTAGGCGTCGTGCCTGCAAAGGTCAATGTAACTTCATCATCCCCACTACTCATATCAACTTCTAATGTTGCTGCTAAAGTACTGATACCATCTCTATCTGCTTCACCTAATGCTGTATATCTACACTTAGGTAATGCAAATGTGCATTCTGTATTGTCGCCTGCGGTCATTACAATGCTAATCGCCGCTTCAGTTGTAGAATTCAATTTGCTGAAGAAATCATGAGTAGCAACTAATTCTAAATCAGGATCGAATGATATAACAGGATCTCTGCTTACAATCTGACCATAGCTTATACCAGTTGAATCACTTGGTTTAGGTAGCATAGATATAGTATTCTGCATATCTAATTCAAGTGTATTCAATATCAACACGTCGCCTAGGATAGTTACTGTAGCATTTTGGAAAATTAATGGTTTCTCAGCTGGATAGCTCGGTGATAATAATGATGCATCTGAATGAGATGACTGTTTACCATAAAAAGTAAACTCACACATTATAGGCTCGCCGACTGTAAATATGAATCTTACATTACCCATGCAACCACATAACTTCTTCAATATACCATCATCCATCTTCTGTACTGTTATAGTCTCCCAATCAGTAGATACAGGAGTGTATACAGTGCTTGTACCACCTGTAGCTGCTTCAGCGAAACCGCAACCACGTAGATAGTTCCCGCAAGTAGGTGATGTGCCTATATTAGCGAAAGGAGGTCCCATAAGCTCACATCGAAATGTCATCTCACCTGGCTTTTGACCGGGTTCTGAATACATTCTTGATAAAGTCTTTCTATACGGATCTCTTTTAAATTGTGTTGTATTAAAATTTAAAGTAGGTTCATAAGCTAAAATCTTAGCATGTGCTGAAGTTAATGTTTCAGCAGTGCCTTTAGTACCTTCTACTTCACCTGCGACCTGCGACCTTCTTTTGATCAATCCACCCATCTTACACCTCCGGTTTTATTTTATACTTTTTCTAACAAGCCATAGGTATATTCCTAATACCAAGGCTGTGCAGGAAAAAATCGCATTCGCAAAATCAACCGAATGCAATGCGTTCCTGAATATGCACTTCGATCTCTCCAATATGACAAAGAACACTTCCAAACATTGATTCATAGACCCTCCCTACTATAGGATATTTAACTACTTCAGCGTACCCTTCTAATGTAGGCTTATCTCTGAATATCTGACATACTGTTTCAACTAAGTCTTGAAAAACTTTTTCACTACCTGCTTTATCATCTAATGAATAAAACCCGCGAATAAGAAAATCATGGACAACTCTTTCAATAGCATCAGAACCATGAACAAGTCTAGTAAAGGTAGGTCTTGTAATTTCCCAAGTATTTATATGTGAGCCTTCTTTGAATAGATCCTTATATGTAGCGTAGTCACGTGTATAACGACGATAATCATAAACATTCTCAATATCATCAGTAGCAACTAATAAGGTTTTTACCTCTGTTCGTACAGTAGCTAAACTCATTCTAACTCCTTTTAGTCGTCGCCTTTTATTTAGTCGTCAGGGATGTATTTATGCGACGCCTGACGTTTTGTACTGCTATATCAACGTGACCTATTAGGGTGTGTTAAATAACTCGCCCCATAGGAATATCCTATATCTAAATCATGTGTTGCTTGAGCACCAGTACGGGTAAGTTTCTTATCTTGTCCTATACCCATATGTTGCCTATAAAACATTTCGTGGCCTTGTGCTAAAGCCATACATTCATCATGCCTACGCTGATAATCTATAACATCAGCTTCTATTGTAGGTTCTTCTATTTGTGAATATTTTGCAGCTAAAGAAGTAAAACAAAAGGAAGCAGCTAAATGACAAACTGCTTCCCAATCAAATTCATTTATTGTACAAACTGTTTCACTTATAGTATGAGGAACTGTGTAAGTATACCTAAAGATGTACCCGCTCGCAGGCGTAAACCCGATAAACCTAAGCTTACTATCGTCTTCTGTTTTATAGATTATCCAAGAATTATCATCTACGTACTGTGGCTGTTGCCAGCTATCACTAGATTTAATTGGATATTCTATAGGTGGGAATATAACTGAAAAACCATCTAACCAATCAGATGGTAAATCAAAATCATATTCCGTACCATCAGGAGAATCATCATCTTTAATAATCTCTCTAGGCCTATCTTGATCATATATCTTCTTACCTGAAGTAATCATACGTTCTCTTTCTTCAGCGCCAAGGTATTCGGCATCGTCTTTTAGAAACGTATTCAATAATGATCTAAAATTCTCTCTAGTTATACTCATTTCAATTCCTTATGCTCTATAAATGTATAATGCAGCACCAGCAGTTATGCTCCTAATGTAAAGTCCATTAGTAAATGAACATCCGATGTTGCCGCCAAAAGTTAACTTATCTGTGTGGCCATATGTTACATCATCTATTGTAGCCTTCCATACTTGTCTTTTATTCAATCCATCAATAACTCTAACTTCATCACCATCATTGGCTGCATAGAAGAAAAATGCCTTTACATTTATAGGTTGCCCAGGCACTTTTCCAACTGTAGTACATATGATAGGTTGATTATCAATATTAATATCTAATGTCGTAGATGTCGTAGATGTACTTGTTGTGCTTGTACTTGTTGTGCTTGTACTTGTCGTAGATGTTGTACTTGTAGATGTCGTAGTAGATGTTGTAGATGTACTTGTTGTTGTACTTGTTGTGCTTGTACTTGTCGTAGATGTTGAAGTCGTTGTACTTGTAGTACTCGTTGAAGTAGTTGTACTTGTAGTCGAAGTACTTGTAGATGTCGTACTCGTAGATGTCGTAGATGTAGATGTACTTGTCGTCGATGTAGATGTCGTAGATGTCGTAGAAGTAGATGTACTTGTCGTAGAAGTAGATGTACTTGTCGTAGAAGTAGATGTAGTTGTACCTTCAGTATAAGTCAATGTGACAAATACTTGAGTACTATGAGATGCGTTACCATCATCATTTGTTATTGAAACACCTGCTTCTAAAGTTTCAATTTCTAAATTCGTCCATGTTGTACCTGTATTAGGATTAACTGCCCAATCTTCTATATAATCTACATAAGCGTCTGTAATCGCTTGTTCTGCGCCGAGATAATCTACTCCGTTTGTTCTTACACTTAACTTTATTTTACCGCCTGATGTTATTTCTTTACATCTAGCAGTAACACGAACATTTGTTATAGTGTCCCCTGGTGCGTAAGATGAAGGATTTTCTATTGCATATACATCGCGTAAATAACCATTATTTGATGTAAATACATAAGTACTGTCTTCATCTGGAGAAACCTCATCAACTTTATCCCAATGGTAAGTAGTAGCTGGAAATTGCGAAGTTACACTGGTTTCGTTTCCTGCACCATTTGGTCTAAGGATTTCATTTGCCATATCTCT